CGCTACGCGAAAATCAAACCCGGTGATGCACTCGGAGGTTCCTGATTATGTCCGGTGAAATCAAAGTCGTTGCTTCGATCGAAGTCAACAAAGATGCGCTCAAGATTCCGAAGACTGGCGGCGGAACGCAATTGATTGACATGACGGGGATCGGCGGGGGCGGGCCGGGGGTTGTTGAAATCGGTTCCGGTGGTGAAGAGGATATCACTTTCACTGACATTACAACCGAAGGTTGGTGTTGGATGAAGAATCTTGATCCAGCAAACTTTGTTCAATACGGCCCGAAGGATGGAACCGCAATGGTACCCTTCGGAAAATTGAAGGCTGGGGAATGGTGCGTTTTCAGAATGGACCCCGGAATCACTTTGCGAATGATTGCCGACACAGCGCCGGTGAATGTTCAGATAAAGCTTTTTGAAGATTGATGAAAAGAATACTCGACCATAACGGAAAGCCATTCGTGCGAAGCAACGCTGCGCTGGTTGCCGAAGTGAACAATCTGCGACACAAGATTTTGCGCGGTAGTTATGACGCGGCGCAAACGGTAACGGAAAATGAACTTCATTGGAGCCGAGCCGATAACCTTGACCCGCACGCTGCAAACTCTTTGGCTGTTCGGAAGAAACTTCGCACGCGATCACGGTACGAAGTGATCGAGAACAATCCATATTTGAAGGGAACGGTTCTTTCTGTTGTCGGTGATTTCGTGGGGGGCGGTCCGAAACTTCAAATCACCGATAAGCGATTGTCTCCCGAGCGCCGTCAATTCATCGAATCGCTTTATGAAGCTTGGTTCAAGGCAATCAAATTTCGCCAGATGCTTTGGAGAATGCGGCTTGCGAAAATCGTTGACGGGGAAACGTTTGCCTTTGCGTTCAACAATGAAAGACTACGCGGGCCGGTCAAGCTCGATTTTGATATCGTTGAAACCGATCGGGTTTCTTCAGCGGGTTTGCTCCCGTTGCAATCGGCTCCCCAAAACGAAGTTGATGGGGTGCGCTTCGATCAATACAACAACCCGACGGAATACCACCTTTTGAAAGCGCACCCTGGAAGTCAACTAAGCTTCGCGTTTCTCGAAGGTGATTGGATCAAAGCGGAATGGGTGCTTCATTGGTTCAGGCAGGATCGGGGGTGGGTGCGGGGCATCCCCGAACTGACGCCAAGTATTCCTTTGTGTGCTTTGCTTCGGCGGTACACGTTGGCCGTGGTGCTGGCTGCTGAAGACGCGGCGAATCATTCTTCAGTTTTGGAAACTGAGGGGTCAATGAATCCGACATTAAACACGGGCGGGGAAGATGGGAACGAAGGGGAATTTGACAATGAACCTTTCGACGTGATTCCCCACGTTAGAAACATGATGGTAACGCTTCCGGCTGGTCACAAAATGCACCAACTGAAAAGCGAAAACCCTTCGGCGATGTTTGATCGATTTGTCGATATGCTTTTGCGGGAAATCATTCGGCCGCTGAACACCCCCTTCAACATCGCGGCCGGTTCCAGCGCAGACAGCAACATGGCTTCGGCGATTGTCGATGCTCACTTGTACCGGGGCGGGATCAAGTTGGAGCGAATGCACGGGGAAGAAGAAGTTGTCGAGCCAGCCGCCGAACTGTTTTGGAGAATGGCCGCTGTCACTCCTCGATTCTTAAACAAGATTATCAAAGGCGATGATGGGGCGTTCCTTCAGCAGTACCCTTCGATGTTCATACAGATGCCCGCGCATTACTGGCGATGGGATCGGGTGGGCTTGGATCACACGGACCCGGTGAAGGTTGCGAAGGCTCGCCAAATCGAAATGGAAACGGGCGTGATGTTGGATCGCGATTATCAGGAAATCATCAACGGCCGCAACTATGAAGACTGGCTTGAAGCCTTCACAGAAGAAAGGGGAAACCGTGAAGCAATCGGTGCCCCGATCCGATCCGCCGAACTTATACCGAGGGAGCCCGACGATGAAGATTGAAGCGAAGGCCAAAACGATCGACGTTCCCGAAAGCTTTTCGTTTGCGGGTGAATGCGATTTTCAAGCGGCCGAAGGTGAAAGCGAGAACAAACTGCCGAGGCTTTTCATAAAAGCCAACACGGGAACGAACCCGATGGAAATGGACAACTGGCCGCTGCCGGTTATCCTCGATCTGAAGGGAACGAAGCTTCACCGAAAAAAGTTGCCGATTATAATGGATCACGATCGATCGCAACGAGTCGGACACACTGAAGACGGGGCGGTGGTTCAGGCCGGTCAATCGGGAATGGTTGACCAAAAAAAAATCAATGGGCCGATAGTTGCGCTCAGTGGTGTTGTTTCATCGACAACGAAAACGGCCCAAGAATTCACCGCCGAAGCAAAGAACGGTTTTCCGTGGGAAGTATCGGTTGGGGGCCGGACGGAAAAATGGGAGCTGATCGACGAAGGAAAAACAGGTGAAGCAAACGGCAAAACATTTAAAGGCCCGATGATCATTGTTCGGGCAATGACTATTCGAGAAATCACAGTGACACCGATCGGGGCTGACAAATCGACAAGCGTGAAGATTGCAGCCAAATCCAAAAAGGTAAACTCTTTTAAGAAGGGGAAAAATGTTATGGACAAGTTTGAAAAGTGGTTGAAGGCGATGAGCCATGATATCGATTCGCTCGATGATGAGCAAATCGAAAGCCTGAAGGCCGAACACCAAAAGGTTCTGGATCTGGAAGCGAAGGCGAAAACGACACCGCCCCCGATTCCCAAGAAAGAAAATCCCAAACCCGAACCGACGGCAAAAGAAATCTTGGCAAAGGATCAAGCCGAAGGTTTGCAGCGAGCGCTTGACATTCAAGCCGTGGCGGCAAAGCCGGAATTCAAAGACGCGAAGGCGATCAAGCTGGGCGGCGCTGAAGAGGGCTTGTCCCTAAAGGATGCGACGGTCAAAGCTGTGAGTGACGTGAACATCACGGCGCAACAGTTCGAACTTGCTTGCTACAACGCGGAGTTGAACTACAGCCCCGCGCCGGCGATTCATAACGTCGATGGCAATCTTGAAGCCGAAGCGTTGACGTGCGCTCTGGTTCGGAAACTCAACGGATCGATTCCGATGAAGGCGACGAACAAGCGCAACGGTTTTGAGTATGGTCTTGAAAAGATGTTTCCGCAAAAAGTTTTGGAAGCATCCGACGCGAGGCAATATAAGTTTGCATCGCTTCACCAATTGATGGATCACAACATCCGGGCAAGCGGCCGACATTTTAACGGGGGCCGAAGTGATCCCGAATTTGTCAAGACGTTTTTGTACGCTGACCAAGACTTGAAGGCGGCGCAGGGATTTTCAAATATGGCGGCTTCGAATATTCTTGAAAATGTCGCGCACAAAAACTTGGAACTTGCGTACCGGGCACAGGAAACCGTTTGGCAAAATCTCTTTGCGATCAAATCGCTGAACGATTTTAAGGCCCATGCGTTTTACCGTTTGCATATGACGGGCTATCACGAAGTCATTCCAGAGCAAGGCGAATTCAAGCACGGCGAATTCAGCGATGACAAGTATTCGGTTACCGCTGAAGTGCGCGGTTTGATGATCGCTCTGAGTTATCAGGCAATGGTAAACGATGACCTGAACGCCTTCGAGCAAATCCCAACTTCATTGGGACGCATGGCGGCAATCGGAAGGGAAGGCGCTTGCATCGAATTGATCACGGCAAACGCGAACAATTTTTTCCATGCCGACAATAAGAATCTGTTGGCATCGTCGGATCTCGATCTCAACATTGCGGGATTGAATCACGCGGCGAAAAAGTTCCGCAATCAAAGTCAAGACGGAAGCCCGATCTTGACCGGGCCGGATCGATTGCTGATCGGTGCGCAGGATGAAGCGCAAGGAGACAGCTTGTTCCAAGATTTAACCGTGGTTCATACGGCGACGGGCACAACGGATGCGACGGATGTTCTACTGCCGCGCAACCCGCATAAGGGCAAGTATTCTCCGAACGTTTCGCCGTACTTGAATAACGACGATCTGCAAATAAACGGTGTGGATTTGACAAACGTAGATGAGAACCATTGGTATATGTTCGGCAACCCGGCCGACATTGCCGCGTTTTATTTCGGTGCCTTAAACGGGAATCAAATCCCGACGATCGAATCGGCTCAAACCGATTTTAACACGCTCGGTATGCAATGGCGTTCGTGGGATGCTTGGGGCATTGCCCAAGGCGATCCCAAGGGCGCCGTCAAATCGCCGGGTGCTTAATCAACCTTTTTTGAACTGAAACCTTTTTGAAAACTTTACTACTCTTTTTGGAGGTACGAACTATGAAACGGTTAGGAATCTTTTTGGCGGTGCTTGTGGCTTTTGCTCTGGCAACCCCGAGCTACGCGGCACAAACCCAAGAGGGTGTGACATACGCGGAAGGCGCGAGGGTTGATCATACCCCCGGTGGTGATATCGCGGTTGGTGAGATTGTGACGATCGGCACGACGGGAAGGTATGTCGGCATCGCGACCGCTGCGATTGCGGAAAGTAAAAAAGGCAGCTTGGCGATTGAAGGCATTTTCAAAATCAAAAAAGGTGCCATCGCTTTTGCCGTTGGCGAAACGGTCGAATGGGACGAATCCGGCTCGACCGCACAAGTAGCGGGAGCCGGGACAATCCCCTTGGGCGTTTGCATCGCGGCGGCTGCAAGCGGTGATGATTTTGTTCTCACGAAGCTGAACGGAACTTCTGGCATTTCCGGGGGCGGAATTTTCAACGACAACGAAACGATCGCCTTCGGTGATGATCAGGATGTAACGGGCAAGTGGGATACCGCCGATTTCGAGTGGCTACCCTTGACCGACGATACCGGCGCTTGGTTGCTAGGCGACGGAACAACCGACATGGACTTCAAGTGGTTTGCCGGAACGACTGCCGAGTATCTTGAAATGAACGTCGGCGAATCCCAAGTAAACATCGAGGGGATTCCCCTTCACTTGGGCGATGCCGATGCCATCGAATTCGGTGACGGCACAACCGGTGACGTTATGTTGGCATGGGATTCGGCGGCGCTGGAATTCTTGCCGTTGACCGATGACGTTGGAGCTATCAACATCGGGGACGGCACAACGGATATTGATTTCAAGCATTTTCTAGGCGCGACAACTGCCTACCTGGAAATGAACGTCGGGGATGGGCAAGTCAATATCGAGGGTGCCGAGTTGCATCTTGGGGATAACGATCTTGTGGAGTTCGGTGATGCGGCGACGGGGGACGTTACCCTTGGATGGGACGCGGCCCAACTTGAATTTCTCCCGGTCACCGATGACACGGGAGCGGTCAACGTCGGCGACGGTACAACCGACGTAGACTTCAAAGTGTTTCTAGGTGCCACAACTTCCTACGCTGATTTCAATGTGGGCGATGGGCAGATAACCCTTGAAGGGGTTGAACTGCATATCGGCGATACTGACTTGATTGAGTTTGGGGACGCGGCAACTGGCGACGTTACGCTTGGTTGGGACGCTGCAAACCTGGAATTCCTTCCGACAACTGACGATACCGGAATTCTAGCCATTGGTGATGGCACAACCGACATGGACTTCATCTGGTACGGTGGCACGGCCGCTGAATCAATTGAGTTTAATGTTGGGGATAGTCAAATCAATATCGAAGGCATCCCGATGCACTTCGGCGACGATGACGCAATTGAATTCGGCGATTTAGCAGCCGGCGACGTTACGCTGAAGTGGGATGCGGCAAACTTGGAATTCTTGCCAGCGGTTGACGATACCGGGGTTCTCGCGATCGGCGACGGTACAACCGATATGGATTTCAGATGGACGGGCGGCGCTGCCGGTGTCTATGTCGAAATGAATGTCGGCGACACTCAGCTTGCTTTAGTTGGGATCGACGTTACTTCAACCGATTTGATTCTTGATTCGACAAACGCGGCAACGCTTCAAATCGGGGCGGTCGATATTTTGCAATACGATGACGCGGCGATCGCTGCTTTTGCTGCCGCTGCCGATACGGCCGGGCAACATTTCTATGCTGAAACTGAAGACGCGGGGGCAGCCGGTGCCGATACGGCTGGAGCCGTGGGCGGAAGCGCCTTCCTGAAAACCGGCGATGGGGCCGCAGCCGGGGCACACGCTGCTGCTAATCCCGCCGGTGGTAACGGTGGGGCCTGGACGGTAACGGCCGGTGTCGGTGGTGTATCCGGTACTGGCGG